GAATACAAACTATGTAAAATCAAAAGAAGCTACAAATGCAAAAGAATTTGATTATAAATTAGCTTTAATTAATCGAATTGAAAAAGTAAATAAAGATTTTGCTAAAAGAGATGTAGATATTTCTAAAGTTACTACGGCAGCAAAAGTTGCAATTGTAGGCGATGCTTTTGGTATTTTATCTGGAATGGCAGAACAAGGAACTGCATTGCAAAAAGGTTTAGCTTTAGCACAAGTGGCAATTGATACTGGAGTTGCAATTTCTGGTTTAACTGCCTCCACTTCAGCACCATCACCAGACAACTTGGCAACTGGAGGAATTAGTGGTTTTGCTAAATATGCTGCTGGTATCATTAAAATATTGGCAAATATTGCACAAGCTAAAAATATTATATCAAGTGCAAGTACAAGTTCAAGTTCAAGTAGTTCAACTCCAAATGTAGAAACTGCTGCCCCTATTATTCCACAATTTCAACAAGCATCTACTGTTAATTTAAGTAGTGAAACAATGAATAAAATGAATAATGTCGCAGTTCGTGCTTATGTAGTTGAAAGTGATATTAGCAATTCACAACAAAGAATAAAAAGATTAGAAAATTCAGCAACATTTTAGATATGGAATTACCAATTTATAAATTAGAAATTAGCGACAATATCAATGATGATGTTGAAGTAGATTTTGTGGCATTAGTTGATAGACCAGCTATTGAAAAAAACTTTATGGCATTTTCAAAGCATTCAACTTTTGCAATTCAAAGCGAAGAGAAACAAATTGTATCTGGTGCTTTAATGTTAGCAGATACTCCAATTTATCGAAATGATAGTGGAAAAGAATATTATGTTGTTTTTCCTAAAGAAACGATTCAAAAGATTGTTTTAAAATTCTTTAAAAAAGGTTATCAATCAAATGTTAATCTTATGCACGATGCTACTCAAACAGTTGATGGATTAACAATGTTTGAATCATGGATTAGTGACAAAAATCGTGGAATTTTGCCAATGCAAGGATTTGAAGATGCACCAGATGGCTCTTGGTTTGGATCTTTTAAAGTAGAAAATCAAGATGTATGGGACAAAATTAAATCTGGTGAATATCGTGGATTTAGTGTTGAAGGATTCTTTAACTACAAAAAAGAAGAAGAAACAATGAGTGTAGAAGAAGCACTTTGGAGTAAAATTGTTTCGGTATTAGAGCAAGTTAAATGATAAAGTATTAATTAATTATTTATTTATAAACAAAAACAATATGACATTTAAAGAAGCAATTGACAAAATCAAAGTGATGCTTGAAGAAAATCAAGTTGAAACTGTTGAGCAAGTTGATGCACCTGCAAATGAACTTAAATTTGAAACGTACGATTTAATTGATGGTACAAAAATTGATTTAAGTGCATTAGAAATTGGTGCAGATGCCATGTTGGTAGATGAATCTGGTAACGCAAGTCCAGCACCATCTGGTGAATATGAATTAGCCGATGGTACAAAGATTTCTGTTATGGATGGAAAAGTGGAAGGAATCGAAACTCCAGAAGCTGAATCACCAATGGTGGAAGAAGAAATGGCAACTGAAGAAGTAAAAGTTGATCAATTCGAAACTATGAATGCAACTATTGAATATTTACAAGCTGAAAATGAGGCTTTAAAATCAAAAGTTGAATCATTAGAAGGTAAATTTAAAGAAGGATTCGCTAACGTAGCTGAAGCATTAGAAAAGTTATCTACTATTCCAAGTGCAGAACCTGCTCAAGAATCTAAAAATAAGTTTGCATTACACGAATCAAAAGATTCAAAAATTAATCGTTATTTAGAATTAGTTAAAAATTTAAAATAAAATAATATGGCATTTGATGTATCAGCTTTGTCAAACTATACAAAGCAAAACGCACAAGAGTTAGTTGTTTCAGCAGTATTAGGTGCTAAAACGGCTCAATTAATCAAAACTTCTGGAAATGTTATTCCAGGTATCAAGTCTTCACAGACTATCAATTCAATGGACACAGATGCTATCTTCCAAGATGGTGCTTCTTGTGGATGGAATGCTTCAGGTTCTACTGCATTTTCTCAAAGAACATTGACAGTTGGTAAGATCAAAGTACAAGAGGCTTTATGTATGAAAACTTTGGAAACAAAGTATTTACAAGAAGCTTTACCTGCTGGTAGCACTTATACTTCAGCAGTTTATGCAGAGCAATATTCTTCACGCAAAGCAGAATTAATTGCAAAACAATTAGAAGTTGCAATCTGGCAAGGAGATACTGGATCGGCAAACGTAAACTTAAACAAATTCGATGGTTTTGTTAAGTTAATCGCTGCTGCTTCTGCTTCAGTTATTCATGCTAACACTTCTACTTATTACGGAACTCCATTAGCTGCTTCTGCTGGTTATACTACTTCAAACATTTTGAACGTAATGGATGCAGTTTACAAGGCTATTCCTGCTGAAATTATCGCTAAAGATGATGTAGTTATTGCAGTAGGTATGGATGTATTCAAGTTATACACAATCGCATTGAAAAATGCTAACTTATTTGCTTACAATTTCGATGGTAAAGCTGATAGCGAATTTGTGTTACCAGGTACAACTATCAAAGTAGTAGCTTTACAAGGTTTGAACGGTACTAACAAGATTTACTCAACTAACTTGAGCAACTTATTCTTGGGTACTGACTTGTTAAATGAAGAAGAGCAATTCTCTATCTTCTACGCACAAGAGGCAATGGAAATGAGATTTGCAGCAGATTTCAAATTTGGTGTACAGTTTGCGTTCCCAACTCAAATCGTAGACTTCATTTTAGCTTAATAAATAATGGAGGGAATTAAGTTTCCCTCCTTCACCTTAAAAGAATAGAAAAATGGCATTAGCATCATGTGCATTAACTCAATCGTATACATTAGATTGTAGAGATTCTTTAGGTGGCATAACAGAAGTATATTTCATCGAAGCTGCAAACGTTACTTCAGTAACTGAATCAAGTGCAGGTGGAACTTTAACTGCAATTACCAAAGCAAGTGGTAAAGTATTTCGTAAGTATGAATTAGTACCAGGTACTTCTTCATTTACAGAAAACGTAAATGCTAATCTTGCAAACGGTACAATCTTTTATGCACAAGAATTATCTATTATTCTAAATAAATTACAAGCTAATACAAGAAACGAAATCTTGTTATTGGCTAAAAACACCTTAGTTGCTATCGCTGAAGATAGAAACGGTAAGTATTGGTTACTTGGTAAATCTAATGGATTGGATATTACTGGCGGTACTGCTGCTTCAGGCGTTGCTACGGGTGACCGTAATGGTTATCAATTAACATTCTCGGGTCAAGAGGCTGCTCTTGCACCTGAAGTTGATTCAGATATCATTGCAGGATTAGTTGACTAATTGCGATTAGTTGAAAATAAATTAGGGCAGAAGATTTAATTCGACTGCCCTTTTTTATTATTGATTATCTACTAATTGTCGATAATCGCTTGTATCGTCTTGCGAACATTCATCGTGTCCGCATCCATCGTCATCGTAGCCATCGTCAAACGATTGTTCTTCTTCTTCGCTAAAGATATATTCTCTAACTTCTTTTAATGCTTCGTGTAGCTTCTTTACTTGTTCAGCATATTCAGCTAAAGCGATAGCGAGTTCTTTATTTTGACCCATTTTCTAATTGTTTTAAGCGGTTAATAACTAAGTTGATTACGATTGCGAAAGCTAACATACCGACTATCGGTAGTGAGCAAAATAAAAATGTTTGTAGCATTATGATTCTAATGATAGCACTAAAGATTTAGTTTCTTTAATATATTCAAGTTGATAAACTTCACAACTTTTCAATTCTTTTAATGTGTAAACAATTTGGTCACTATCGATTAATTGTTCTTGCAATGATAAAATAATATCTATCAATTTTTGCTTTTCTGTTAATATAAACTTTTTCATCGTTGGTTATTCGGTTTATCTATACACCGAAAGTTATTAAGTATCATCTTTGAAAAATAAACTCTTCTGATATTTCGTGGGTTAATCCAAAGTCATCCTCTACAATAAAATCGCAACAATGTTCAAGATTGTGATGAAATGTTGGCTCTGAATGCGATACGTACTTTAGGGGTATCATTTCGAATTTAGTACCGTTAATCATACGTTTTATCGCATAGCAATAAAAGGGTTTGGTAGGATTGAATTTAAAACCTTTTTTAGTAGTTTCCATATCAGTAATTCGGTTAGCCTATACACCGAAAGGTTTTTTATTGGTTATTTTGCTTTCAATAATTCTTGTAAATGTAGTTTCCATTTGTCATACTTTTCTTGATAAAATGATTTCATTGAAGGATGACATTTTTGGCAAGATTGTCTAAAAAACTCGATTTGTGTTTTAGCGTGTTGGATTTTAGTTTTCATATTCTTTTGTTTTGGTTATCAAATATACACACACTTTTTTAATTACAAAATTTTTTTTCATTTTTTTCTATTTGATTATCAATGAGTTATAACACTTGTTCAACATA